ATGTGGCTCGACTCACTGAAGGCGGCGGGCTACTCCACCAACACGCTCAACACGCGGCGCTGCCAGATGAGCGCACTGTCGCGGGCGCTCGGTGGCGACCCGAGGGACGTGGAGGGCGACGACCTGCTCGCCCACTTCGCCGGCAAGGAATGGAAGCCCGAGACACGCAAGGGCGCGAAGAACGCCTGCGTCAGCTATTTCCGATGGCTCAAAGCGTCCGGCCGCAGCGAGGCCGATCCGAGCGAGTTCCTACCCACCGTCAAGCGTCCCGAACCGCATCCCCGGCCATGCCCGGACGTGGTCATACTCACCGCACTGCGCAAGGCCACGGACAGCGAACGGCTCATGCTGCGTCTCGGCGCGGAATGCGGTTTAAGGCGCTTCGAGATAGCGAAGGTGCACAGCCGCGACGTCATGCGCGACCTCGTGGGCTGGAGCCTCGTCGTCGTAGGCAAGGGCGACAAGCAACGCATCGTGCCCATCGGCGACGACCTCGCCCTGCTGATCCGCTCCGCCCACGGCTATCTGTTCCCCGGCCGGTGGAGCGGCCACGCCGAATCATCCTACGTCGGCCGACACCTGAGCGACCTCTTGGGCCACGGATGGACGGCCCACAGCCTGCGCCACAGGTACGCGACCACGACCTACGCCGCCACACGAGACCTGCTGCTCGTCTCCAAGCTCCTAGGCCACGCCTCGGTCGAGACCACGCAACGGTACATCGCCATGCCCGACGACCGGCTGCGCGCCGCCGTGGAAGCCACACGCCTCGCCGCCTAGGAGGATCACGATGTTCCGTTTCCCCGACTTGATTATGGTACTAAATTATGGTACCATAATAAGCATGATCGAATGCGAACCGTCAGCCTTCAAGCACTGGCTCACACAACCACAGATCGACTACATATTCCGGCATCCGGTGGCCGTGTTCGAGGTGCAGTCGAGACACGCCGGCGACAGGGTCATGGCGATCCTCGGATACCCGGACGAGTTCAGGGAACGCCCCGTGGAGCTGCTGGTATCCCAGCGCACCCGCAAGGTGTTCCACGCGATGGACTGCCGCCGCGAATGGCTCTACAAGTTCGACGACTAAAAACACCAAGGAGGACATCATGAGCAACGAAACAGACTGGGACGAGCTCTCGGACGAATACACCGAGCACACCCCCGCCATCATCGGCGAGACCATCCGCCCGCAAAGGGCGATCACGATGGATGACATCGACGACATCTTCGCCGGCCGCCCCCTCGCCGACCAGCCCCGCCGGAAGGCCGACGTGCTCTACAAGGCATACCTCACGCCCGACATGGACGCACGGGTGCGGGCACAGGCCGAACGAGAGCACATCGGCAAGAGCGCTCTGATTCGCAAGGCGCTGGCCGCATACCTGACCGCCAATCAGGCACAGCCCGCGATGGCCTGACCCATATACGACGAAAAGCCCCCGAACCATACCGTGAGTGCGGTAGGTTCGGGGGCTTCTTGTTATTCGGTCTTGGATGCCTTGGCCTTGAGGGTGCTTGCGCCGATGACGACGCCGATGGTCAGGGCGACGGCGTTGATGGTCGTCGCGGCCGGATCGGCCCATGTCCAGCCCCATACGGGGCCGAGGCTCATGGCGCTCGGCACGGCCAGAAGAGTGGCGGACGCGCTCGAGATGACGATCGACGAGTTCGAGTCCCGCCTCTGACGCAGGCATGCAGAAGCGCCCCTCGACTCCTATGCATGGAGCCGAGTGGCGCTACTTGTTTAGAATCTGCCGGTGTTGAGGCGGCTTTGGAGTGCGCGTGCGGTGCCGGGGCCGAACCATGAGTCCTGGGCGACGCCGAGGTGTTTCTGCAGGGCGCGGATGGTGGCGGGGCCGAGGAGCCCGTCCGCGGTGAGGTTGAGCTTGCGTTGGACGGCGCGGATGAGGTTGGAGCCGCCGCCACCGTAGCGCACGCACGAGTCCACGAGCGCGGGCCGGCCCCATGTCCGGCCGTCCGGCCTGTACTGGCCGCTGATGATGCCGTCCACGCTGGTGCCCATGACCTGCTGCCAGCGGCGGATGGTGGCCGGCCCGCAGGAGCCGTCTACCGTGAGCCGGCCCGTGCCGCCGCCGGACGACGTGGCGCCGCCGTTGTAGGCGGGGCGCAGGATGGCGGCGATGGTGTTCCATGCGCGGGTGCGGCGTGCTACGCGCCCGTTGTTGGTGTTGCCTTCGATGGTCTGGATGTACGAGCCGTGGTTGGCCTCGATGAAGCCGATGTGGTCCACGACGCCGCCGTCCCAGTTGAATATCACGATGTCGCCGGGGCGGGCGCTGCGCGTGCTGACCGCGCGGGAGCGTCCCGCGGACAGGACGTAGGGCACGTAGGCGGCGGGCAGTCCCGGGAACGCCTGACCGGCACGGCTCATGACCCAGCTGACGAACATGGCGCAGAACGGGACGCCCGACGCGCCATAGTAGGAGCCGTGGGATTGGGCGTACCAGCGCCCGTACTTCGTGCCCGGCTGCGGGTCGGTCCAACGGGAATAGCCGATTTCGCCCGCCGCGATGCGCAGGACTTCACTCGCCGTCGCCATAGGACACCTCCTCGATGGGTGCCACGTCAGCGGTCGCGTCCGCGCCCTTGGAGTCGGACACCGCGTAGGCCGCCTGAGCTGTCCCGGTCGTGGCGTCGGCTGTGGCGTCGGTGTCGGTGGCGACGATGTTGGCTTTGAGCGCGTCGGTGAGCTGCTGTCCCTGCACTGCGGCACCGGTCAGGTTGTTGTTGCGCCACCATGCGTACACGGATGCGATGACGGCGATGACGCCGGTGATCGCGGTGCTCACCTGATCGGTGGTGAACGGGAGCTGGCTGATGCCGGCGATGCTCAGGCCGGTCTGCGCGACGCTGAACAGCTGGACGATGAGCAGGATGATCGCCTTGGTGCGTTCCACGGTCAGGCCGGGAATCGCCGGGCCGGTGGCCTTGTGGTCGGCCACGCCGCTGATGTTTGCCATAATGGTTCTCCTTACAGAAGAAGCCCCACGGGTGTGGGGCTTTGGTTGGTTTTACAGAGTCGGACGCGCAATCGCGCGTCCGCGTAGGTGACGCCGAACATCGTGGCCGGCATCGGAAGCCACCGCCGCAGGTTCTCCCGCACGGTGACGGGCGCATCAACCGACTGGGTGCCAGCCCGGATGGTCAATGTGGCCGTGCCGGGCTTGACGCCGTTGATGGTGATGCTCATGATGGCTTTCCTCCCAGCCGGGGCGCAATGGGCGCATTCTGGATATCGTTGTTGACCTGGGTGCCGTGGCCGTTGCCGCCCAATCCGTGATAGGCGTCGTAGACACGTTGGGCGCGGAGTTTGAAATCATTGTCGGCGACGCCGTGGTGGTCGTGCACCATCGTGTCCTGCTGCTGTTCGAGCTTGCACAGCAGCAGCGTGCGCAGCGCCTCGTCGACGAGTTTTTCGTGTTCGCAGCCGCGCCTCATGTCGGCCATCAGCTGCTCATGCTCCGCCCTTCGGGTCTCCTCGTCGGCGATCTGCGAGCGCAGGTTTTTGAGTTGGTGCCAGAGGCCGGCGGCTATGGCGCTGATGGCGGCGATGAGGAGGCCGGCGACGACGCTGGTGATGATGTCGTCAGCCATGTGGCTCCTCTCTGATGGGATGTCGCATTGGCGATCCTCTCTGTGTGTGATGGTGGAATCCCACGGTGCGGTCGAGCCGGTCGAGGCGTTTGGGGGCCATCCGACGGCCACGCCCCCGCCGGAGGAGACGAGCGCGACGAGGACGGTCAGCCATGCGGGCGCGCCCATCTCAGGCCCTCGCCCTGAGCAGCAGGGTGCATGGGTCGGGTTTGGCGGTGTCGGACGTGTTGGTGGTGGTGCACACCCACTTGCCCATGAGGGTGTCGTAGTTGTATTCCTTGGTCCTGGCGTTGCCCGCGACCGGCAGTATCAGATGGGTGCCGGCGGTGGGGCTGGCGGCGAGCGCGATGCGGCTGCCGGCCCGGTCGTAGACGGAGAAGCTGAACGCGTCGTAGTAGCCGCCCTGGGTGGTGATGACCCATTGGCGGATGATGCACAGCCAGATGCCGGGCGCGACCTCGAGCGCGTCGCCCATGGTGGCGCCGCCCTCGCCCATGAGCGTGCTCGCTGTGGCGGTGAACGCGCTGATGGTGCCGTCCGTGTCGGCGGTGATGGTCGTGCCGTCGGGTTTGACGACGCCGAGCGCGGTGCTGGTGGCTTTCTTCAGGCCGATGGTCGTGTTTTCGGTGCCGTGGAACTCGATGCCGTCGGGCATGGCGTTGTCCCCGAGCTTGAACGACAGGGCGAGGTGTTCCCCGTTGCGGGTGACGACGGGGAACGAGCGCGAGTTCGTGTAGTCGCTGTTGCTGACCTTGACGCCGCCGAGGGTCGTGTCGCTCGCGACGGGCAGCTCGTACTGGCCTGCGGAGGCGTCGAGGGTGCCGTCGGCGCGCACGGTGAGGTTGTCGCCGGGTTTGACGACGCCGAGCGTGGTCGCGGTCGCGGGCGTGCCCGGGTCGCCGGGGTCGCCCTTTGCTCCCCGGGGCAGGCCGAACGCGAGCGTGGTGTCGCCGGCCGCGTCCCGGGTGGCGGTGACGGTGGCGTCCATGCCGGCGTCGAGGGTGCGGGCGGTCACGCCGGCGATCCGCTCGCCGCGCGGGATGTCGAGGATGAGGCTCCTGTCGCCCGCGCCGTCGGTGGACATGCTGGCGGACGCGTCCTGGGAGGGGTTGACGGTGTTCGCGCCCACGCCGATGATCCTGCTGCCTCGGGGCACGCCGACCAGGAGCGTGTAGTCGCCCTTGCTTCCGGCCTGCAGCATGCTGGCGGTGGCGGGCTTGTTGGGGTCCAGGGTGGTGGCGCCGGCGCTGGTGACGCCCGCGCCGCGCGGGATGGACAGGTCGAGGACGCGCTGCAGGCCGCTGCCGCGCAGCGAGGACGTGGCCGGCTGGTTCGGGTCGAGGGTGGTGGTGTTGCCGCCGGTGATGCGCGCGTCCGAGACGGCCTTGTTGATGCGGATGATGGCCTTGTCGGCGTCGAGGATGAGCTGTTCGATCCGGCCGAGCTTGTCGTCCGCGTCGGGTGATGTGGCGTCGAAGACGGAGCGTTCCACGAGCCCGTAGAAGTTGCGCGAGCACACCTTGTTGCCGCCGCTGCTGATCTCGATGCCCAACAGGATGCGTCCGGGCTTGGCGAGCGCCTTGCGTGGCACCGCCGCGCGGAACGTGGCCGTCGCCGCGCCGCTGACCGCGTTCATGGTCACGCGGTCACCAAGGTCGCTGCCGGGACTGGTGTTGTAGGCGAGCGCGCAGGTGATTCCGTCGGTTGTGGTGATGGGTGTGCCGTTGTCGGTGAGTTCGACGGTGATGGTGCGGCCGTTGACGTCGCCGCTGTTGAGGCGGACGTCTGCGATGTATCCGTTGGCGAGGTCGAGTTGGATGGGTTCGCCGGCGGCTTCGCGGAAGCTGTCAAGCGTTGCCATTGTCGTCGTCCTTGTTGAGTTGGTCGGTGAGTTGTTGGTTTTCCTTGGCGAGTATGTCGATCTGGGCTTGCAGGGCGGCGATTTGCACGGTGCTGTCGGCGATCATTTCGCGGAGTTTGCCGATCATGGCCGGGTGGAGGTTCTTGTCGTCCATCAGACGTGTTCCTTTCCGTTGTCGGAATGGGTGAGCGATTCGATGAATCGGTCGGTTGCGCTGACGATGTCGTCGGCGTGCGCGGCAAGGAGGTTGCTGAGTTCCGTTGATTCGACACCCTCCGGCAGAGCGATGGTCGTCGGGGTGTCCGTTTCATCGGCGGATGCGATGGTTGTGGCGGCGGATGGTAGGGGTGGGAGGCCGAGCAGTCCGCGCGTTTTGTTGCGGCCGGCGGTGAGCGGATCGTCGGGTGTATTGTCGTCGGGCGCGGTGATGGTGTTGATGGCGTTTTCGATGGCGTTGTAGGCGCTGGTCCATGCGTTTTCGCCGGTTTCGGGGTCGGGGGCTGGTTCGCCGTTGTCGCGGACGTGGAGGATCGCGGCGACGGCTTCCTCGTCGCTGTCGATGCCGAGGAGTGTGCGCCATGAGGCGATCGCGGCGAGTGGTATGGCGTCGTGGCGCATGTCGGGTGTGGGTGGGGTGGTGGTGATGGTCGCCATGCCGTCGGTGACTTCGGCTGGCGGCGCGGCGTCGGCAGTGGTGAGGGTGCGGTCTATGAGGAGTGTGGGTTGGCCGTTGATGGTGGTGATTTGCATGGTGTCTCCTATTTTTTGAGGAAGCCTATGGTGTTGAGGTAGTAGGCTTTGGTGCCTATGTAGAGGTTGCTGTGGTTTACGTTGATGGAGAGGTTGGAGACGACGCCGGTGCTGTTGTTCTTATTCCAGTGGGCGGTGACTTCGGTGACGACCTTCTCCGGCCCGGTGGATACCCAGACGAGCCAGCCGCTGGCCCCGCAGTCGGATACGGTGCTCCAGATCAGCGCCCAGTCGTCGCCTCGGTGGTCCACGGTGGCGAGCGCCTTGTAGGAGCCGTATTTTGCGGGACTGGAGGATGTGAAGGTGTACTGGCTGTATGTCATGGGTGCGCCGCTCTTGTTTACCCACCATGCCGTTTGGAAGGTGTTTCGTCCGTTGATGCCGCCGAGGTAGCCGCCGAGGTACATGTATCCGGTGCTGATGTCGGCGACCAGTCCGATTTCGCCATTGGCGTCGCCGGCGGTGGCGTAAACTTTCGCCTTGCTGCCGGTGGCTTTGACTCCTGCGCGGCAGGTGTCGGACGGGGACCATGCGTTTAGGATTGCCTCGCCGCCGTGGCCTTGCCGTGAGTAGAGGTCGAGGCTGCCGCCGCTGTCGGTGGTGGAGTCCTTGGAGTATTCGGTGTTGGCCATGAGGTACGCCTGCGATTCGATCTTGCTGGTGTCGCTGAGGTACTTGTGGCTCCAGAATCGTCCGAACGCGCCGGGGGTGCCGGCGGTGCGGTAGCCGGACAGCATGGCGAGGCCGCTCATGTCGCCGGTCTTGTTGCTCCTGGAGTACGACCATATGCTTGGGCTGGAGGCATAGGCGCCGTCGAGTGGGAAGCTGATGCCGCTGCCGTCGTAGGTTTCCGTGCCGCCGATCTGGTAGCTGTCGAAGTCGGGGCTGATCCTGACTCGTTTGCCGGTTCGGGCGGTCTGGAAGGTACCGACGAGCAGGTTGCCGGCTCCATTGCCGTCGAGGTGGACGGTCTCGTTGCCGTTGGCGTCGGTCATGACGAACCGGCCGGTGTCGAGGTCCCAGTAGTTCAGGCCTGCGGCGCCGGAGAGTCGGCCGGTGAAGATTGTGTCGGCGAAGATGCCCTTGCCGTTGGCGAGGCTGCGGAAGTCCCAGTCTCCGTTTGCCTTCTTGTGGTCGGCGATGCGCCAGTAGCCGCCGCCGATGTGGATGCATTGGGTGGGGTTCTGGTCTTCGGGCTTGTCGTACACGTAGATGCC